GTAGTAATGGTACAGACGGAACAGATGGTGTTGGTATAACAAGTGTAAGTTTAGTCGGTGGTGCTAATTTAGTACTTAACTATTCAAACAGTTCAACACAAGATGTAGGAAACATTAAAGGACCTACAGGTTCAACAGGATCCACAGGTGCTCAAGGTGCCGGACTAAATGATGTAAGTGTTTCAACAGCAAGTGCAAGTGGTAGTGGTAGTTTAGCATACAACAGTGGTAGTGGTGTATTTACATTTACTCCACCAGACCTAAGTTCTTACTTAACAAGCGAATCAGATAGCCAAGACTTAACAATATCAGGTAATGTAATTAGTCTAACAGGACAATCAGGTAATGTTGACTTAACAAGTATTCTAGGTAGTACTGACATTGTTTCAGATACAACTCCACAACTAGGTGGTGACTTAGATGTTAACGGCAATGACATTGTTTCAACAAGCAATGGCGATATAGATTTAGATCCAAATGGATCAGGTGTTGTAGTATTCAAAGGTAATGCTACAAAAGGCGCAGGACAGTTTAAATTAAATTGTGAGAATAACTCACACGGTATTACAATTAAAGGACCTCCACATAGTGCGGCGGCAAGTTACACATTAACATTACCAAATGATGATGGTAGTGCTGACCAAGTACTAAAAACAGACGGTAGTGGTGTATTAAGTTGGACTGCTCAATCAGGTGGCGGTGCAAGTGCATTAAATGATTTATCTGATGTATCAACATCAGGTGCGGCATCAGGACAAGTTTTAAAATATAATGGTAGTAGTTGGGCACCAGCGGCAGACAATAATAGTGGTGGCGGTGGCGGTAGTTCATCATTTGAATACTTCAAACTTTACTACACATCTGCAGGAGCAATAGACACAGCACAAGGAACAGGCGGCGTTAGTGATAAGAGTACTAATATAGGAAATGTTACTATTAATAATGCGGCATCAAACAGTTGTGAAGTCATAGTAGACTTCGGAGGCAACTATAATTTCCCTCCAGTAGCCATAACAGCATACGGTTACAGTCAGTCCACATCGGAGTATTTGATTAAAGGGCAGAGTGCAAGTGTAAACAATACTACTTTAAAACTAGCAGGTAGTGGTTCACCACATGGATCATTAGGTACTAGTAATGTGACATTATCATTAACAAGAAGTGAAACAGGTTCAAGTAGTGGGTTTGGGCAAACAACTCATGCATGGATATACTTCTCGATGGGGTCTTAATAAATGGCTGATACTATTTTTAACAAAAGTGCTGATTCAACTTTAGACGTTTACAAACCAGCAAAGGTATTACAGATATCTTTTACTTCAGCAACAGGATATAAAAACTGGACTCACAATGATGGAGAAGGTGATCCTTGGTGGAGTGGCGGTGGTTCAGCAAAGCCTTATCAATATACATTAACTTTTACTGTAACAGAATATGCACATGGTTCCCATAAAACACGTGAATCCAGAAAATATAATGGCATGGACGTAAGTGTTGGAGATTGGATTGCAGGTTCCCAGGATGGAAAGTGTTTACAGATTGTAAGTGTTACAAGTAAAAGTGCAACATCTGTTACAGTAATTGCAGAAGATGTAGACAGGTATAATGTGTTTAGAAGCAGTTCAGGTTCACCTATATTTGCTGTACCAGGTACAGGTGTATTGTTTACAATTAACAATGAAGGTAAACCTATGCTAGATCCTTTGCCAGCAAGTTTGGTTAGTACAGATTTTTATCCAAACATTGTAAGTAGATTTGAATACATCAATCCACAAGAACATTATAAGTTTACAAAAGATGCACACGGTTTTGCTAGAGGAGATGTTATTGCTATAACAAGTGCAGGTGCATTAGAAAAAGCAAATGCCAGCACAATTAGTAGAACAGTTGGTGTAGTAAGTTATACAGGTCCAGGACCTAATCAATTTAAAGTAAAGCCACAAAATCAAATTATAGATTTCAATCCAGCATTGCCAGGAAGTGCTGGAGACTTTATATATGCCGACACAGATGGAGATTTAACTACAACTGATACAGGCAAAATATTATTTTTAAAATTAAAAGATGCAATAAGCAGTACTTCAACAGGCAATGTATCTAACGGAACAACAACACAAAACAACGTGTTAGAAATAAATGCAACCAATGTAACATTAAGCACAGGTACAAGCATAGCAAATGCAGTTACAGACATTAATAATACTGCTAATACCTTTGTAACAGCCAGTGAAGCCTCTGTTCCCACAACTGTAACAAGTGATACAAGTGATTACAGTTATGGATTGTTAGGTGGTTATATACCTTTTAGTGGTAACATAACAACAGGCAGTGGTACATATTTTGCAAATGTTAATTCAAGTCCAAGTGGTAATGCACAATATGGTGCCGGTATTGCAAACAATACAGACATAAAAGACACCATTGATGCATTAAGTATTCCTAACTTAACAACAGAAGTATTAGGTGATGGTAGAATAAGACTTACAGAAGCAAATGGTAATGCAGTTACCATAACCAATGTGACCAATGACGCCAACAGTAATGTTCCTTTTGGTGGTGATGCCAGTGTAACTGGATTGCCTTTAACCACAAATGCAAGTACAGGAAAGTATTTAAAACTCACAAGAACTGATGGTGGACCTATTGACTTAGAAGATAAGACAGGAACACCTAGCACAGACTTTGGTATAACAAGTGTACACAATGGACAGTTTCCTTTAGGACTTTATATTGAACATGGTGTTAAGAGTTCAGGAACAACTATTGTAGCAAACATATCAGCCAGAGATGCATTAAGTCCACAAGCAGGAGACCTTGCTTATGTTACTGATGCTGGAGATGGTGAGTGGGCATTGTACTTATATGATGGTAGTGCATGGGGTGAATTAAGTAACCAAGATAGTGCTAACACAGATGCACAAACATTAACAGTTGACTTTGATACACCTGGTTCAGGCTTTGGTGGAGTTGAAACTGTAACACTTGGTAATGTATCTCCAGGTTCAAGAATAGTTGAAGTTGCTGTTAAGGTAACAACACCAGTAACAAACTATACAGGTGATGCACCTACAATAGATGTTGGTGACCAGACAGACATAGATGCATATATGACAGGTGACATGAGTGACCTATCTGCTTCAGGAACATATACTTCAAATCCAGATTATGTGTATCCAGCAAGTCAAACAAACGACCTCAACATACGTTGTAAGTTTACACACAACTCAGCAACCTTAGGTGCTGTAACTGTGTCAGTAACCTACGTGTAATAACATAATACGATAAATATACAAGTATAATGCGTACAGACAGTACGTTCTTGTACATCTATATATAGAAAAAATCCTTAAGGAGTAACAAGATGGCGAATATTAAAAACTTTGGAATCAAAGGTGTAGCCTCCGATGTTCAATATGGAAAGAGTGGAGGTTTCGTAGTATATGATTCCTCTAATAACAAATTCCAATTTAAAGACAACGGATCTGCTCTTGAAGATGTAGAGTTTGCAACGGTACAAGCAGGTACCTGGGGTGGTACAGCAATAGCAACCACTAAAGGTGGTACTGGCTTAACATCCGTAGCGGCAGACAAAATTATCTACACTTCCGGTGCAAACACTTTTGCGGCTTCCGACATTTCGTCGTTTGGTAGATCCATAATTGACGATGCGGACGCGGCGGCGGCCCGTACAACTCTCGGTTTAGGTACAATCGCAACACAGGCAAGTGACTCAGTAAACATAGATGGAGGCGCAATAGACGGCGCAGTCATTGGTGGCAACTCAGCGGCGGCAGGTAGTTTCACAACTATTAATGCCTCCGGTGCAATTACTGGTGATGTAACTGGTAACTCAGATACAGCAACAGCACTAGCAAATGCTAGAACAATAACAATAGACGGTGATGTAGACGCAACTGCAACTGCTTTTGATGGCAGTCAGAACATTACATTAACAACTACACTTGATAGTACAGGTGTTAGTGCGGCAAGTTATGGTTCAAGTACAGCGATTCCTGTTATAACAGTAGATGCAAAAGGTAGAATTACAGCGGCTAGTACAGCCAGTATTTCTTCTGCATTAACTATTGCGGCAGATAGTGGAAGTAATGATACAGTAACAGTTGGAACTGATACATTAACTTTTGCAGGTACTTCAAACGAAATTGAGACAACAGTCAGTAACAATCAAATACAGATTGGATTACCAGATGATGTTACTGTTGGTGGAGACTTAACAGTCACAGGTACACTTAACTCGGATGATATTACATCATCTACAGTTACAATTACTGGTGACGCAGTAGTTTCAGGTACACTAACAGTAAACGGTACAACAACGACAGTAAACAGTACAACAGTTCAAGTTGATGATCCTATTTTTGAAGTAGGTGATCCAGCAATTTCATCTGATGACAACTTAGATAGAGGTATTAAATTTAATTGGCATGACGGATCAAATGCAAAGAAAGGTTTCTTTGGTTATGATGATTCAGCAAGTGAATTTGTATTCATTGCAGATGCTACAGAAAGTTCAAATACTTTTACAGGAACAAAGAGTGCAATTAGAACAGGAGCAATAAACTCCGCGGCAATCACGGCAACATCATTTACAGGTGCCAGTGGTGCTACTATTACAGCATTCTTAGATGAAGACAATATGAACTCAGACTCAGCAACAGCAGGTGCTACTCAACAGAGTATTAAAGCATACGTTGATACTGAGATTAGTGGAATTAGTTCTTCATTCACCCTATCAGCAGACAGTGGGTCTAATGATACATTCACAACTGGTGGAACATTAAACTTTGCAGGTACTAGTAATGAGATTGAAACAACTGTTTCAAACGATGCTATTACAATTGGCTTAGTAAATGCTCCTACAGTATCAGGTACAATGACAGCAGGTGCATTTACAACTGCTGGTGCAATTACAGATGGTGCTATGACAATAGACAACGGTTCTTTAACCGGTGGTGTTGCAGGTACATTCAGTGGTGCAGTAACTGGTGGAAGTATTACAGACGGCACAGCAACAATGACTGGTGGAGCCTTAACTGGCTTGACTGGTGCATTAACTACTGCAGGAACAGTAACTGGTGCAACATTAACTGATGGAACAGCAAGTATTAACAGTGGTGCTATTACAGGTGCTACTAATATCACAGCAAGTGGTACAGTACAATATGGTTCATTAAGTGATGGCACAATTACTATTACTGCATTCGTTGATGAGGACAATATGGCATCTGATAGTGCTACATTGGTTCCAACTCAACAATCAGTTAAAGCATACGTTGATGCTCAATTGACTGCTAGTGACCTTGACTTCCAAGGTGACTCGGGTGGTGCTCTAAGTATTGATTTAGATTCAGAAACATTAGACATAGCAGGTGGAACAGGTTTAACAACAGTAGGAAGTGGAAACACTTTAACTGTAAACCTAGATGATACGGCAGTAACAGCCGCTTCATATGGTAGTGCAACAGCAATACCAGTTCTAACAGTAGACGCACAAGGTCGTATAACAGCGGCTTCAACGGCTTCTATTAGTACATCATTCACATTAAGTGATGGTTCTAATACACAAACCGTTGCAGGTGGTGATACACTTACAATAGCAGGTACGGCTAATGAGATTGAGGTAACAGTTGGAGCAACTGATACAGCAACAATTGGTTTACCAAGTACAGTAAGTGGATTAACAGGTGTAAGTGCAACAACTGTAACAGGTACAACTGTAACAGACGGAACAGCAACATTAACAAGTGGAGCCTTAAGTGGAGTAACATCTATTGCGGCGGCTAGTTTGGTGTTGTCCGGAGACCTTACAGTTAATGGTACAACAGTAACTAACTCAGCAACTAACACAACAATTGAAGACCAATTGATAGAACTTGGGACTGGTAGAACAGGCTCAGCAAGTGGTGATGCTGGTATAGTTATAGAACGTGGTGACGACAATAATGTATTTATTGGTTGGGACGAAAGTGCAGACCAAGTACAAATTGCTACCACAACAGGCACAGGTGCAAGTACAGGTGACTTGACCCTTACAGATGCTAACTTAAAAGCAGGTGTAATAACATTTGCAAGTTTAAGCGATGGTGCAATCACTGTCACAGCATTTGTTGATGAAGACAATATGGCTTCAGATAGTGCTACATTGGTACCAACCCAACAATCTGTTAAGGCTTATGTCGATTCACAAGTTGTAGCACAAGATGATGGTATTGTAAGAGCGGCTATTACAGCAGATAGCTCAGCAAGTACTTTCACAATTGGTGCTATACCAAGTGTATCAGGTAGGAATTACTTTGCCAATAAGGCAGTATTAAAAGTAACAACTGCCTTTGCAGGTGGTTCTGTTGATGGATTCAAAATTACAGATAATGAGAGTTCTGAAACAACTTATATAACAGCGGCACAGGCTGATCCTACAGTAACAGGTACTTATGTACTTGACTTAGGTATGGAGGCATTAACTTCTGGTACTACTCTACAATTAGATGCAGTACAAAGTGATGGTTCTACAGCGGCGGTAGCCACTAGTGGTGCTGTAACTGTAACTGTTGAATATGTTTATAATACATAATAATAGTTAGATAGTAATTTATTACTAGAAAAAGGGAGGCTTCGGCCTCCTTTTTTTATAAATAGTAGTAACAGACTCATATGAGTTCTTAATATATTAGGAGAAATAAATGGCTATTTCAAAAGCAAACCCAAGTGCAACTACTACAGGTTCAGCATCAGAAGTTATTGGTAAAGATGTTTCTATCTTTTCACTAGACTATATTGTTGCTATCGATGGTAGTGCAGGACCAAGCGGTGCTCAACAAGCCGTTCTTCAAGCAATTCAAGAATCAAGAGTAATTTTAGCGGCAGGTCCACTAGGTAACTCTAACACAGAACAAACTTTCATTATTGAAGGTGAGTTAGATTCAGGTCTTCAAGCAAGAATCCAGGCTTTAGGCACAGTTGATGGTGTAGATTTAAGTGGTACAACTGCTACTGCTCAAACATTATCAATTGCCGTTGGTGCATAATTAATTTTAAATTAAGAGAAAAAGCACACTTCGGTGTGCTTTTTTTTGGGTAGAAAAAGGTTGACATGTACCTCTAAAACATGTAATATATAACATAAGGCTAAAAAAAGGAGAGAATATGAAACAGTTATTTTTATTATTTGCATTAATTTTTACATTTAATGCCCATGCTTCTTCATTTATTCGAGTAGATGCAGATGTTGTTGGAGTTGAAACTGTTCTTAAATATCAAACCGTTTACGGCACTAGTAACCAAGTAAGAGAAGTATGTCAGGATAGACGTGCTAGAGACAACTATGGTATCTTTGAAAGAGGTACTGATAGTATATTTGGTTCTAATGGAGGCTTTATAGGTTCAGTAGTAGGTATTGCTATTGCAGACAAACTAGATGCTAATAACAATGCTAGGATAGTTGCTGGACTTCTTGGGAATAGAATCGGAAACGATTTAAGTCATAAAGGCAAATACAAATACAACTGTGAATTTAGGGAAGTACCTATGCAAACCAGTCATGTTACTCAAGTAGTAGACTACTTCTTGGTAACTGTTGACATCAATGGTTCTTTACATCAAGTAAAAAGGAACTTTCAACCAACAGTTGGTGACAAAATTAAAGTTCAATTTAGAGTAAAGTAATGTCAAAAGATAATGGTAACGACGGCGATAAGTCTAATGACCGAGACAATGTCATACCATTCCCAACCAAACCAAAGCATGTCAGTGAACTTCTCCCAGAACTAATTGAGGAGTTCACTGGTAAACTAACATCAGAACAATTACGAGATTTCGAATCATTCATCAAAGAGAAACATCCTTTGCCCGAAGATGTACCTGAGGGGTGGGAATTAGTAGATAGTTTCACTCCAGAAGAACTAGAAGATAGAATGATTGAGGCAGAAACACTAAATGATAAGTCTTTTGAGTATTTAAAATACATAGAAAAACACATGTTTAGAATGGAAAGTTCTTTACAAATCAAAGACTTAAAGTGGCTGTCAAAAAACTTGCAAAAAATCTTCATTGAAATGCAAAAAAAGGTTGACTTCAAGGAGTAAAGACGTATAATAGTATATGTAGGTTAAGAAAAAGGAGTAATATATGGACACACTACAAGTAAGACCGAACGATACAAACGATATTGTTCTTCGAGCAATGAAGGCAGAGCGACCTATTTTTATATGGGGTGCTCCTGGAATTGGTAAATCAGAACTAGTTCAGCAAATTGTTGATTCAGGTGAGTTAGGTAATGCTCACATGATAGATTTGCGTCTAGCATTAATGGAACCAACTGACCTTAGAGGTTATCCGTTCCGTAATCCAGAAAACAATTTGATGGAGTGGGCACCACCTGCCGACCTTCCTACTCAGGAAATGGCAGATGCACATGACACTATTGTTTTATTCTTAGATGAGTTGAACTCTGCACCACCAAGTGTACAGGCGGCGGCTTATCAATTAGTATTGAACAAAAGGATTGGTCAATATAATCTTCCAACTAATGTAAAAATTGTTGCCGCTGGTAACAGGGAGACTGACCGAGGTGTTACTTATAGAATGCCTAGTCCTTTGGCAAACAGATTCAGACACATCAATATGGAAGTAAACTTTGAAGATTGGAGCATTTGGGCAACCAATAACAAAGTTCACCAAGATGTGATTGGATACCTAACATATAGTAAAGCAGACTTGTTTGACTTTGATCCTAAAACATCTAGTCAGGCTTTTGCTACTCCACGTAGTTGGAATTATGTTAGTGAAATTCTTAGCACAGAAGGTTTTGATACTGCATCAGACTTCCAGCAAAAGGCAGAAGTTGCCGGTGCTATTGGAGAAGGTATGGCAATTAAGTTCTGTGAACACAGAAAGATTGCTAGTCAACTTCCTAATCCAGAAGATGTTCTTAATGGTAAAGTTAAGAAGTTGGACATCAAAGAGAAGTCTGCACAATATTCATTCGCAATTGGATTGTGTTATGAACTTGCAGAACTATCTGACAATGGTACTGTAGACGCATTTGATGAAGGAGTTGATTATTTCTTCGAGTTCATCATGCAGAACTTTGAACCTGAGTTAGTTATCTACTCTGCTAAGACTGTATTGGCTGACCACGATATAGATATTAAACCTCGTAAGTTGGCTGGTAAGAAAGAGTTTAAGGAGAAGTATTGGAAGTACCTATTCCCAACTGAATAGGTTACTTCGACAGTTTAAAACCGTTGTTGTATCCTGCCCGAAAGGGCACATCGTTACTCCTACAACCTACGACGACAACAGTTTTTCCCCCTCTTCGGAGGGGGTTTTTTTTGGCTATTGCATATAATATTTATAAAAACTTGCCAGAAAAAAAGGTTGACTTTGCCCTAAAAAGACGTATAATATAAGTATATTGTAAGGAGTATAGAACACATGAAAGAAAACATTTTAGAACAGGCAGTAAAGAATCCTAAGCAGTCTAGTAATCCAAAAGATACTGCTCACAAGGCCCTTGATACTATTCCAGAAACTACTAAGACAAAGCAAGAACTTGAAGACCGTCTTATTAGTGCTAGGATTTCTATGCTACTAAATTGTCCTTTCTATGGTAACCTTGCTTGTCGTTTAGAAATGAAAGACGCAACTGACTGGTGCCCAACTGCCGCAACTGATGGCAAATACTTTTATTACAATAGGCATTTCGTTGATGCTCTTAAGCAAGGCGAGTTAGTTTTCCTTTGGGGACATGAAGTAGAGCATTGTGTTTATGACCACTTTGGTCGTAGGGGAGATAGAGATCCTATGCTTTGGAACTTTGCAAATGACTATGTTGTGAACAGTGATTTGATTGAACAAAATGTAGGTGAGAGAATCAGGCTTGTTGAAATACTACACGATTACAAATATCGTGGTTGGATGTCTGAAGAAGTTTATGATGACTTGTTCAAGCAGGCTGAAGAAGAAGGCAGAGTATTTGAGCAGTCTACATTAGACGTTCATATTGATATGGACCCTAGCGATGATGATGCTAATGGTAATGGTCCAGAAGGTAACACAGAAGATGATTCCAATGATGGTAGTAAAGGTCCAGTAAGATATACTGCTGAAGAAAAGAAAGAGATTCAACAAGCATTTAAGAACGCAACTATCCAGGCGGCTAAGTCGGCTGGTGCTGGTAACTTACCAAGTGGTGTTAAACGCCTAGTTGACCGAATGACTAATCCACAGTTAAGTTGGAGAGAGTTGTTGCCACAGGAAATACAATCAACTTTCAAAAGTGATTACACTATGTCTACTCCAAGTAGGAAAGGTAGAGACGAAGGTTACTACTTGCCTGGTATGGACAGAGAGAACACAATTGATATTGCAATGGCGATTGATACTTCAGGTTCAATGACTGACCCTATGTTAATTGACATCTTAACAGAAACAAAAGGTATTATGGATCAATACACAGACTTTAAAATACACTTGTTCTGTTTTGATACTGAAGTTCATAACCCACAAGAGTTTACCGAACACAACATGGATGAGTTCTTAGAGTACGAACCTGCTGGTGGCGGTGGTACTGACTTTGATTGTTGTTTCGATTACATGAAAGAAGCAGGCATACAGCCTAAGAAGTTTGTTATGTTCACAGATGGTTATCCTTGGGATAGTTGGGGAGATGAAAACTACTGTGATACTTTGTTTATTGTTCATGGTGGTGGGTTTGGTGGTAGGTCACCTGTTGCACCTTTCGGCACAACCGTACAATATGACAGAAAGCCTGGAGATGAATAATGTTTAAAAGATTTAATAAACTAACAGAATCAGAATTTACAGCCTTAGCAGGCACTGAAAAATTTGCTAGGATGTTATCTCATAAGTTTATCACAGATGACTTTGATATATGTGAATGGTTGTATGATAATGCATTAGGACAATATTGTGTTATCAAGGATATGGGTAATCAATGGATTATCTACTTCGAATCACAGGAAGATATTGCTAGGATACATGCACATTTGGATACGCCTTTAGCAGAAGCACCTCCTGTAAATACGATAAATATTCAACAAGAGTTCGAATAATTGGTGTTTACGACCCTCACAGACGTCGTATAAGCAACATTAAAAGGCTCAACTACATACTAGTACCATAGTTAAAACACGTTTTTATAGGGCAAAACAACCAAAAAATAGGTTGACTTTGGCCCGTTTGGTGCTATAATATATGCATACTGTAGGAGTATTTAATGCACAAAGGTTACATAGTTATTGGAGATGTTCACAACGAGTCTAACTTGTTAGGACATGCTATTGATTATGCCTTGCTCAATGAATTGAGAATGGTGTTTGTTGGCGACCTAGTTGACTATGGCCCAGGTGCTACTGCTACAATCCACATGGCACATAGTTTGCTGAAAAATCATAATGCTATTTTTGTAGAAGGTAATCACGATAATAAGATACATAGGTACTTGTTAGGAAATGATGTGACTATATCACATGGTATGGTTTCTACTATTGAAGCATTGAAAGATGATGAAGTTGCTAAGAAGTTCGTAGACATATATGAGAACATGTTACCTTTATTAGTTATAGGTGATACACATATCACTCACGGTGCTTTTACTTCTACATATTGGAGTAAAGAAAGAAACGAGAAGGCTCACAACAGAGCAAGGTTGTATGGTGAGATAGATAAGTCTAAACCTTTTGTTGAATGGAATGGACAACAATATCCTGCTAGAACTTATGCGTGGGTTGATGCAATTCCAAATGACAAGACTGTTATTGTTGGACACGACAGAAGTCCGTTTGAAGAGATACCTGCATTTGAAAGTAACATAAATCAAATTGTTTCTAAAACAAATGAGCAAGGCGGTACTGTTTACTTTACAGATACTGGTGCTGGTAAAGGTGGATTTGTTTCAGGTGTTGTTCTTAATAATGAAGGACTTGTTCAAAATACTGCAGAATTCAAATAAGCATTTCATAAATAATTTCCATGAACGTAAATGATTTTAAAATCATAGACATTGATGGAAATGAAACTACACTAGGTTCATTTGGAACACATCTTTTAATTGTAAATGTTGCAAGTAGGTGCGGACTGACTTCACAGTATGCAGACTTGCAACAATTACATGAAATATATGATGACTTAACAGTTGTAGGATTTCCTTGTAATCAATTCATGCATCAAGAACCCGGTGATGAATCTGAGATAAAGAAGTTTGTAACTGAAAGATACAATGTTACATTTCCTATGATGTCAAAAATAGATGTTAAGGGTGATGATATTCATCCGTTGTATAAGCATTTAACTGGAAGTGGCAAAAGGATTACTTGGAACTTTGAAAAGTTTTTGGTTAGCAAAGACAATGAAGTTATTATAAGACACAGTCCACAGATAGAACCTTTACAACTAATGGGCGATATAGATATATTAATTGCCAAGAATTAATCCTATCATTAAAACATACTATAAATAATTGTGTAATTTAAAATTACAAAACTTTTTTATTGGAGCAAAAACAAATGGCAGAAGAAGTTACAAATAACGAAGAGTTGGCTGGAGAGTTTTCAGACGACCAAACTGGCGGACCAGAAGAAGGGGCGGCAGTAGAAAGCATCACTCTTAGAGAGTTGGATCAGATTGCTCAGATTATTGATTTGGCATCTCAGAGAGGAGCATTCAGAGGTGGAGAAATGTCTACAGTAGGCATTCTTTACGACAAATTGGCAACATTCCTACAGAATGTTAAAGACCAACAAGATGCGGCAAAAGCCGCGGCAGAGTCCGAAGAAGCACCAGTGAGTGATGACGAGGCTCAGGACGGAGAAAAATAATGGCAGAGATGACTAAACACGTAGGCTTATATGGTGACAAACCATGCGTAGTAGTTTTTAGAGAACTACCAGAAGAAGCCGACCAAGCACTTATCTTAATTAGTGATTCACTAGAAGGACAATTCCATGATGACATTATGTCAGTTGTTGATAGTCCAGAAGGACAAGAGTCAAACAATGTGAGCGAAGTATTCTTTAGACGTAGACTTACAGATGGTGAAAACATGCTAGAAGCATTACACACCAGAGGTAAACTTACTAAAGTTCCAGTTGACATGGTTAAATTAACTCCTGCTCCTAATCAAGCAGTAGAATTAGCAGAAGTAAATGCTGAACTACAAAAGATTGAAACAGGTTCTAACCCACCTTTAGTTACAGAACAAAATGTTGAAAACTTATCACAAGGTGACGTTCCTGTTGATGAAGCAGAAGACCAAAACCAAGTAGCACAAAATTTACTATCCCAAGCATCACTTCTAAGAGAAGATGCTAAGGTACTATTAGGCGATGCAGACACTAAGGAAGAAGAAGCATATAGACTTGCTCCTGAACTTAAACCTAAGAAAGGTCCAGGTAGACCTCCAAAAAGTGCATCATTAGACGTATAAGTCTAATATAGATAAGTAATATAACAGAAGGTTATATTAAAACCTAATAGTAGGAGATAAAGGTGTCGACTCACGACGTAAAGATAGTATTGGTCGCAAAGCAAAGTAAGAATAATGAGTTTGAAAAATTACTACGACAAGTGTTTCCACAAGAAATACCAGTAGACTTAATTGAACAAGTTGTTCTCGAATTCAAAGACGGCACAAAAGCACAACTAGATACAAGAGAGTTGGAACATCCTTTACCTACAGCACCTAACAAAACTTGGGCACAACTAATCAAAGCATTTTCTAATGTTAATCAAGTAACGATTGTTGTTGATGTCAGTAAAGTTGAAGAGTCAGTTGGTGATAAAGTTGGCTCTATGTTAGGTAAACATTTCGAATGAAAGTAGCAATCACCGGACACTCTAGTGGCATTGGAGCAGACATCTACGGTAAGTTAGTAGATGATCCTGAGTTTGATGTTAGAGGTTACAGCAAAAGCAATGGATGGAATATTGCAGAGGAAGATGGTGATAGAATTATTAATGAACTATTAGACTTTGATGCAGACGTTGTCTTTAATAATGCATACTATCCAGATATACAAAACAAAATCTTAACAACCTTATTGACCGAATGGAAAGATGCCAGTGGTAAAATTATAATTAACACTGGTTCTATTAGTGGTTGGCTCAATGAGGACTTAGGTGTTGACATCAACGACACTTATGTATCTGATAAAAGACAGTTAGGACAAATTTGTATTAATAATAGTTTCGATGTGTTTACACCTAAAGCGAATGTGAGATGTCACAATATAAGTTTTAGTTTTGTAGACACACCTTTACTAACCAAACGAGTTGGTGTTCCTACAAATGAAGACCATATGATAAACACATCAGATGCCGCTGATATGTTAATTGATTTGATTCCAGAACAAAAATATCACATACCTGAAATGATTGTACAATGCAAAGTAATTGATGCCACTGATATGCTAGGCATGTACAAAACCGCAAACAGAAACATGGTAAAACATGTTGCAAAGAGCCGAAGAGAAGTAAAGAAAAAACTTGACAAAGACTCCCTAACCTAGTATAATACATACAAATTAAGGAGTAACATGGCTCAGAAATATATTATTACAGACATAGATGGCGTAGTCTTGGATTGGGAAGAAGGCTTTAGTGTATGGGCAGAACACCATGGACATACTAAAGTAGAAGGATACCAATTCCAGTATAGCATTGGAGATAGGTATGGACTAACTCATCAGCAAGGAAATCAAATGGTAAAGACTTTCAATGAAAGTGCCGCAATTGGTTTTCTTCCACCACTGAGAGATGCTCAATTCTTTATTAAAAAGTTACATGAGCAACACAGATACAAGTTCATTGCACTTACAAGTCTAAGTTTAGATCCATATGCCAAAGCATTAAGAGAAAGAAACCTTGCAAAACTAATGGGTAACTTTGCATTTGACAAAGTGATATGTTTGGACACAGGTGCAGACAAGGACGAAGCATTAGAAAGACTTGCAAAGAAATACAAAGGAAGTTATTGGATTGAGGATAAGCCTGTAAACTTAGAAGTAGGTGTAAATGTAGGATTTAAAGGTATTTTATTAGAGCATGGACACAACATGGATTCTAATGTAAATGGCTTTGTTGCTAAAAATTGGGAAGAGATTTACAATTACATTATAGACAACGAAGTTAAGTCAACTAGTTACGAGAGGTAACATGGATATTTTATCATTCATAGGTGTTTGTGCATTAATCTATATTGCATTCAAATTTGGTGGAAGTATTATAGGATTCATAGCAAAGGTGGCATTATTCATAATTGCATGTTTCTTTCTTATACCACTTGCTATATTCTTATTAGCATTTGCATTTGATATATCTGTATATCTTTGGCTTTCCATACTAAATTAATCCAAAAAAACTGGTAAAAAAGGTTGACTTGGCACCTAGTTTTTGCTATTATATACAATGTAGGATTAGGAGATAGCGAATGAAACCACAAAACAAACTTTACACAGGACGAGAATTGATTGCTCACGCAGTAGCAGTTGATGAATTCCAAGGTTTTAAATACATCAAATCTCATGAAACAGATAAGGATAAAGGCGTTGAGTCCAACTTCAAATTGATGTTAGGCTTATTGCATACTCCTGCTGAGTCTGTTGTTAAACTTAATGACAGTCATTACGAAACTGCTGATGACATCATTGAGTATTTTGAAGGTCTTATTTTCAAAGCAATGGAGAGAGATTTATCTGATTTCGAAAAGAAAATCACTCAACTTATTAAGGCTGAGGATGTAAGTTTATCTGGTAGAGATGATAGGCTTCCTATTGTAGGTTCTCTTCCTAACATCTATAGAAACAATGTTAAGCATGATGATTGGGCAGACAGAGAAAGGTCTCTTAGGAAAGTATCTGAGTTCGAAGGAGTACTTAAACAACGAGGAACTTTTACTGGTGAAGTTGTTATGTCAAGGTATATGAATCGTAGTAACAGTTTATTGGTTGCTTTGGTTACACCTAATGACAACATTGTTAAGTTCTTTTATGACCTATATAGGGATGGTGCTTCTAGGAATATGTTCAAAGAAGGCGAAACTATTACCTTATCTGGTTATGTCAAAAGCCAAGATATATCTAAGTTTTCAAAGTGTAAAGAAACATTTTTGAATAGAGTATCTTTTAACACCAAAGAAGATAAATAGTATTATAACTTTAACTAGGATTAATCCTAGACAGTTTATTAACTGATAGAGGTATAATATATGGCAGTCTTTATGAATGCCAAAGGTACACAGAACTCTGTTTTTCAGATTGGAAAACGTGGAAATAAAATCTTTGGCTCAACAGTAACACCAACAGCATCGGAATGTAGTACCGGTGACCTTTGGTTTGACGTTTCAAATAATCAAACTAAGATAGCATCTAAGTCAGGTGATACTGTAACATGGAACAAAATCCTCACAGAAAACTTTGGTGATGTAACTATTACAGGTGACCTAACAGTCCAAGGTACTACCACTACAGTTAATTCAACAACAATAGAAGTCCAAAACGCAATAGTATTAGAAGGTGCTACTGCAGATGCTCACGAAGTTACTTTAACCACAGTAGAACCTACAGCAGATAGAACTATTAGATTACCAAACGCAAGTGGTACATTAACATTAGATGGTGCGATTGAAGTAGAAGATTTGGCATCATCAGCCTATGTAACTACTGCAGAAACTTGGAATGATAACGATAGTGAGTTTGCTACAACAGGTAGAATATCAGCATTCATTGGAACAGAACTTGCTAATTCAACAACTATAATGCACACAACTGGCACTGAAACAATGGCTGGAGTTAAAACATTTACTAATGGTGCAACTATATCTAGTGGTGGAACACTTACTGTTACAGGAGCAACTGTTACTGGACTAAGTTCTGATAGTGTTGGAGAAGGGTCAAGTAATTTATATTATACAAATCCAAGAGCCAGAGCGGCAATCAGTGTTGCAGGTGATTTAAGTTATAACAGTTCAACAGGTGTTGTATCTTACAGTACACCAGCCGCAAGTACAACTAATGTAGATAAAGTTACTGCATTATCCTTTGGAACACTAACAGACTATGATGTAATTACTACTTCAGCAACTCTTACTAGCGACTTTGGTACTGTGGCTAATGCTGGCAATACATCTAATGACCATGGATTTGTGTTTACAGATTCAGGTTTACCACAACTACCAAGTTATACAGTAGCAACATTACCCAGCACAGTAGCAGGTGACTTAGCACTTTGCACAGATGAAACTGGCGGAAGTACTGTAGTTTTCTTTGATGGTAGTAATTGGCGTAGAATGGCTGATAGAGCCGTAGCCAGTTAAAGTTCTATACTTGCTTCAAATGTAAATGGATCTTGATCCGGAAACTCTTCATATAGCATACCACTAATTTTGTTTCCTTCATCCTCAGAAATCATTTCTTCTAGTATTATTTCGTGAATGTAAATTGGACCGTCAGCATCTTCGTCATCATAAATTAGTACATCAGCACTAACTTTGTTTCCGTCGACACTAACTGCTTGAACAACTTTTGCAGGCACGACACTTTGTACGATGTCAAAAAATTCTATGACATCGTAATCATCTAGTTCTTGTCTAGTATTAAATCTTACAAAGTGTTTAACAAACATAATTAATCTTTACTTTTATCTTTATCTGTTCCTGCGTATAAACCGAACCATGCCGCACCGGCACCTACTATAATACTTATCAATCCTGACTGTTCTAAACTAGGATTTTCCAAACCCATAAACCACATAGTGGAATAATATAGTAAAAATACATATACACTTAAGAATAACCTAGGGAATATTCTCCAAGCATCAACGGCTCTTGCCATATGTATCCAACCTTGGTATGGATTCTTACTGCTATCAACAGTTTTAGTATCAATTTCTAGTTCGATATTTACCTTTTTGCTTTCTGGTAAATCTGACATAATGTGTACTCCTATCTGTTATGTATGTATTTATCATTTTTATTGACTTTACCACAATGTGAATATATAATGCAAACATGCTTATAAATAAAATTATACACAGAGGTAAAACACATGGCATTCAATAAAGTATTCAATTCAGAAGAAGTCGCAAGACTCAAAAAACTCATTCAAGAAGGCGACCAAGTATTATATGAGGTCGATGCATTACAAGTAGGACTAAGAGAGACTGTGAAAGCAATCGCAGAAGAAATGGACATTAGACCTGCTATCCTAAACAAAGCAATTAAGATTGCCCACAAGGCAAACTTTGGAGAAGAATCAGATAAGTTCGACGAACTAGAAACTATCTTAGCGGCAGTTGGCAAAGACCAACTATAATTTAAACTTTGTTTTAGGGAATTCAATTGAGTTATGTAGACGCATATCATGACAGGGCGAAGGACGTTATCCACGTCTCAGAACGTGTCAATGGTAAAAGACATATAGTTACACACAAACCGGAATACAATTTCTATTATGCCGATCCACGTGGCAGAAAGAAAAGTGTGTATGGCGATCCTGTAACAGAAGTAATTTGCAAAAACTTTAAAGACTTTAAGAAGAACGTAGCAATTAATCGTGGTAGTGGACAGTTATATGAAACTGATATCAAGCCACTAAACAAAACATTAGAAAAACATTATCATCCTAATAACACAGAAACACCTAAACTGCATTCTGCATTCTTTGATATTGAGGTAGACTTTGATCCACTAAAAGGATTTAGTTCTCCTGAAGAAGCATTTATGCCTATTACTGCTATAGGTGTTTACTTAGATTGGATGGATGCAATGGTATGTTTGGCAGTACCACCTAAGACATTGAGTTGGGAACAAGCACAAGAAATAGCAAAAAGTATGCCTGAAGTTATCTTGTTTAGAGATGAAGCACAGATGCTTAAAACATTTTTAGATTTGATTGATGATTGTGACGTGTTGAGCGGTTGGAACAGTGAAGGATATGATATTCCTTATACTGTGAATAGAGTTATTAAAGTATTAGGTAAAAGCGAAACAAGAAAGTTTTGTTTGTTTGACCAATTTCCAAGAGAAAGAACTTATGATAGTTTTGGTAGTGAAAGACAAAGTTATGACTTGTCTGGTAGAGTGCATTTGGATTATATGCAACTATATCGTAAGTTCAACTATGAAGAAAGACACAGTTATAGACTAGACTATATTGGTGAAGTAGAACTAGGTGAGAAGAAAGTAGCATACGAAGGTTCACTGGACAGACTTTACAATCATGACTTTGCTAAGTTTTTAGAATACAACATACAAGATGTTATGTTGATTGCTAACATGGATAAGAAGTTGCAGTTCATTGACCTTGCTAATACTATTGCACATGATAATACTGTATTACTTTTTACTACAATGGGTGCGGTAGCAACAACAGAACAAGCAATTATAAATGAAGCACACTTACGTGGCTTTGTAGTTCCAGATAGAATAAGACGCAAGAGTGGAGAAGATACAACGGCGGCAGGTGCCTATGTGGCATTCCCACAAAAAGGTATTCATGAATGGGTAGGATCAATGGATATAAACAGTCTATATCCTAGTGTGTTTAGAGCATTGAACATGGCTCCAGAGACTGTGGTAGGACAGTTAAGACCAGACTTTACAGATGAAGAACTAGCAACTAAAATGAAACTTGAAAAGAAATCATTTGCAGATGCTTGGCTAGGTAAGTTTGGTACAAATGAATATGAAATGGTTATGGAGAAAGATGTCAATACTGTAATGAAGTTAGACATGGAAGATGGTGGTACAGTAGAATGCACAGGTGCAGATGTTTACAACTTGGTATTTAAAAGCGGACAACCTTGGTGCATTAGTAGTAATGGCACTATCTTTAAAACAGACTTCCAAGGTATTGTGCCTGGACTATTAGAACGTTGGTATGCTGAAAGACAAGATTTGCAGAAGAAAAAGAAACAAGCGACAACTCCAGAAGATATTGCATTCTGGGATAAGAGACAATTAGTTAAAAAGATTAACCTAAACAGTTTATATGGAGCGATATTGAATCCAGGCTGTAGGTTCTTTGATAAAAGAATTGGACAGAGTACCACTCTGACCGGTAGGCGGATCACCCGCCACATGGGAGCGAAAGTGAATGAGTTGCTCTTAGGAAGATACGACCATACAGGCGATTGCTTAATTTATGGTGATACAGACTCTGTGTATTTTACAGCCACTCCGGCTATGCCAGAAGATATGTCCTTAGATATGGACGGGGCAATAGCATTGTATGACCGTATCAGTGAACAAGTTTCAGATACATTCCCACAGTTCATGTTAGATGACTTTAACTGTCCTTTGAATATGGGAAGTGTAATCAAAGCAGGCAGAGAAGTAGTTGGTAAGTCTGGTATGTTTATTACTAAGAAAAGATATGCTATTAAATGTTTAGACATTGAAGGATATCAACCTGAAGGTGGTAAACTAAAAATTATGGGTATGGATATCAAGCGAAGTGATACTCCAGAGTTTGTGCAGGACTTTTTAGAAACATGTCTTGATGCAACACTAGAAGGTAAAAGTGAGAAAGAAGTTATACAAATGATTAAAGACTTCAAAGATGTGTTTAGGTCCTTGGAGCCTTGGAAGAAAGGTATGCCTAAAAGAGCAAACAATGTGACCATGTACACCAAGAAGTATAATCGACAACTAAAAGGCCCTGGCTCTAATGCAACATTGTATAAACTAGATGCATTAAAGAATGAAACTGAAAACAAAATGATTCCAGGACATGTTAGAGCAAGTATCAATTGGAATAATTTGTTGTTTGCTAACAGTGATAATTACAGTCTTAAAATAATGGATGGTTCTAAAGTTGTGGTATGCAGACTTAAGAACAATCCAATGAACTATACAAGTGTGGCATATCCTACAGATGAAATGCACTTACCTGATTGGTTCAAAGAATTACCTTTTGATGAAGAAGGTATGGAAGAAGCCGTATTAGATAAAAAGATCCAAAATGTTTTAGGTGTTACAGGTTGGGACTTGAATTCGGCAAATGACAGTAAAACACTAGATACATTTTTTGAATTTTAGGAGTAAACATGAACGACAATACGATGTACCAAACAGACTTTTTCATAGATACAGATGGTGCTGGAGAAACAATCACGATTACAAACGATGCACCTTACACACTAACAGGATCATTTGATACAGACACAATTTCAATTGATAATGTTACAACAGCATATGATAATGTAGATATGAGACGTCCTTTAGTAGTAGGAGACACTGAAATATCAGAGTCACAAGTAAAAGATTTATTAGTATTATTAGACATCATAGGTGAACTAGATGATGATAATCCTATAAAAGAAATGTTTAACTGCAAGAAAATGTTAGACAAAATAAAAGGAGATGCAAATGCCAATACCTGAAAAAGTATTCGTACCTGCAAGTAAAGATCCAGGCAAAGGTCATTTTTACGTTAGTCTTGTTAAGAGCGGAATCCGTATTTTAGCAGGAGTAAGTTTAATCTTTGGCGGAGTTATGTTAGCAGGAGCATTATTAATTGGTGCAGAAGTATTAGGAATAGTCGAAGAAATTGTATAAAAATTGCTTGACTTTTCTAAATACATACTGTATAATAGAACAAAAATATTATTGGAGATAAAATGGCAGATAATTATATCAAAGACGTATTGAAAGATGTACTCAGACATACACATGACTTGAGCATCTTTGAAATGGTCAAACTGAGAGGTACTTCTGAAGTAACAGAAGTTGAAACTGTTGATGCAGACAAGACAGTTATACTAAAAGGCACATTGAACAATCCTGTTGTAGACTTTATTGATTCTACAGTTGGAATGAGTTCAATGGGTGTGTTAAAAGGATACATACAATATCCTGGATTTGAAGATGAGAATGCAACGGTGCAAGTAAACACTCAAGAAAGGAATGGTGAAACTGTTCCAACTGAAGTAGAGTTTATTAGTGCTGAAGGCACAGATGCACATTACAGATTCATGTTAGCAGACGTAATCAATCAACAACTTAAAGACATTAAGTTTAAAGGTGCAGAGTTTGATGTAACAATTGAACCTACACAGAAAATGTTAAAGGACTTAACATACTTTAACAGTATCTTAGGAGCCTATGAAGCAAACTTTAGTCCTAAAACTGAAGATGGTGCATTGGTATTTAATGTTGGTGATGGTGCAAGTAACAGAACAAAGATTGTAGTCAACAACGATGTTGAAGGCGAGATTAATACAGATTGGAACTGGCCCTTAGATGTTGTGTTAAGAATACTAAGGCTTGGAGACAACTCTACAATTAATATGAGTTTCAACAACCAAGGGTTACTACAAATTAAAGTAGACAGTGGAATGGGAGTTTACACATACTTACTCCCTGCGAGAAGTTAATGAAAGACTTAGGAAGCCAACATAAAGACTATGCAGTATTTCTTCCTGCTATTAGTGGATTCTTTACAGAACTACTAGGTAGATGTAATAGTGTAGAAGGTTATATACCAGAAGTAGATGGTAAGAACAGAGTCCCTAATGGATTCGAACATGGCTTCGAAGGAATGAATTTCCTAGACAAAGAAAAAGGTTATTACACATATGACAACGCACTTTACTCGGCGGGCCATGCCTATCTCGATTTAGATAGAAGTGCAATAATGGAATACATTATACAAGAAAGAGGACCACATACAACTATTGTAGGCGACTCTGGTGGATTCCAAATAGGTAAAGGTGTAATTAAATTTGACTGGGAAAACTTCTTTGAAACTCCTTCTAGTGGAACATACAAAGGAGATGCAGATAGAACTAGAGCAAAAATACTTGCATGGTTAGAACAAACTGCTGACTGGAGTATGACACTTGATGTTCCTAGTTGGGCGGCAAAGCCTGGCTTTAGAGAAAAAACAGGACTGCAAAACTTTGATGAATGTTTGAAGTGTACTAAATTTAATAATCAATGGTTTGCAGATAACCGTTTAGGTAAGACTAAGTTCTTAAATGTATTACAAGGAACATATTGGGACGATGCAGAAGAGTGGTATCAAACTGTAAAAGACTATCCGTTCGAAGGATGGGGCATGGGTGGTAACAACATTCGTGATATGCATATGGTTCTTAAAAGACTTATCACAATGCGTGATGATGAACTATTGCAGGACAGAGATTGGATACACTTCTTAGGTACAAGTAAATTAGAGTGGGCAGTGATGCTAACAAGCATACAACGTCAACTAAGAAAGCATATTAATCCTAACATTACTGTTAGTTTTGATTGTGCTAGTCCTTATATTAGTAGTGCAAATGGTTTAGTTTACACTAGAAATAAAATTACAAGTGAACAAATGAGTTACATAATGGAGAAAAGTTTTGATAATAAAGCATTTAGCCATTTTAGTCCAGGTGATTTATCTAGTACTCCTTTCCCTTGGGAGAGTGAAATAGGTAATAGAGTTACTGCTGGAGATGTAAATTGGTATGCTCCTGGTATGTTAAACAAAATTAATAAAGAAGGCAAAACAAGTTGGGATAGTTTTACATATGGTATCTTAATGAGCCACAATGTTTACATGCACATTAGAGCAGTACAAGAAGCAAACAGTTTAGCAACAATGGAGTTTGAAAACTACAAGTTAGACTGGAGACATTGGCAAAAGAAAGGTAAGAAACTTAACCAAGAGAGCCTTTGGACACCAAGGAACTTATTGATGTTTAATACATTCGTAGAAGAACTATTTGTATCTGATAATCCACATGTATTATTAGACCAAGCAAAAGACTTCTTAGATGATTTAAGCAACAACAAGCACAAGGATCATGATAGTGCATTTAAAAATAGTGCGGCTAGTATGTTCTTTGATGAGGAAGTCGAACAACAAGTAGAAGGTGAGTTCGATGAAGTAATGGAACAAGCACTAGATAATCTAGTGGAGGAGTTGTAATGGCTATCTTAAACAAATCAGATTATAGAGAGTTTACATTTAAAGTAGGCGAACTAGTAGAACAAGGATACGAGTTGCCACATACAGTAACGGCGTTGCCTGATGGCAAATTTGAAGTTGTACTGCATGGTGATGTAGACTTAGACGAGTTAGATAGATTAACAAATTCAGCATTTGCGAGTTAGATGAAAGCATTATTAATAGGCGCAGGTGGCATAGGACAGAATGTCTATTTGCCACAATTGATTAAGAAAGGGTTTACTGTTGAAACAGTAGACTCTAACTTGCCTGCGACTTATGATAATATAGACAAAGTAGATAAGAAATATGAAGTAGCAATTATTTGTACACCTAACTTTACACACTATGAACTTGCAACATATATTGCTAAGAAGAATATAGCACCTATCGTATTTGTGGAAAAGCCTGGCTTTGCTACTGCAGACATGTGGTGTAATACTGTAGAGCAATACAAAGCAACAAAGTTTATAATGTGTAAGAACAATTTGTATAGAGATAAGCAAGGTGCAATTACAAGTTTTGTTAATGATGTAGATGCTGATAAGATATTAAGGATAGATATCAATTGGCTAAACAATAACAGAGTTCCTAATCCAGGTGGCTGGAGTACAAACAGAAGGATGTCAGGTGGAGGTGTTGCATTAGATTTATTCCCACACTTGTATTGTCAATTTATAAAGATGTTTACTTCAGAGTTTTTGCAATACATACAAAGAACTTCTTTTGCTATGACGCAACAATGGAGGTTAAGTGACATGTTAGGTTCTGATTATGGTAATGTAGATCCAAATGGCATATATGATGTATGTGATTTTGCACAAGAAACTTGGCACTTGAATGAAACAATTATTAATATACAAGCAGGTTGGAAGGCTGGTGTAGATAATCAATCTTTGATAGTACATACAGAAGATAGCAGTTACAAATGGCACTTTGGATTATGTCCTGATTATGCATATGGTGAAATGATTGTGCAAGGTATAACAGAAGACTATGACTATCATAAGGAGATTGATACTTGGATACACAAACAGTTAGAGGTGTACTATGAAGGTTAAATTATTGTACACAACAGGCAAGAATGATTTATGTGAAACAATATGGAATAAGCCTGATCCTGCTAAAGATGAAATAGAAGTAAGAGCAGTTATGACTGGGATATGTAGTAGTGACGTTGCTATGTATCAAGGCAAGTTTACAACATTGCCAATGGATATTCAAGGACATGAAGGACTTGGTATAGTTAGTAAGGTTGGTAGTTTAGTAGATGCAAACATGGGATTGAAGGAAGGCGATATAGTTGCAACCAGAGGAGAGCCTGGCTTTGCAGATTACTACAATGCTAAACAAGGAACATTTGTTAAAGTTCCTAAAGCAGATCCTAAATATATTTTAGAGCCTGTGGCATGTGGAATAAATGTTGCCAACGCAGTTATCAATCATTATGCCAATAAAGAACAAAGCATAGCAATTATTGGTACAGGCTTTTTAGCAAGGGTAACACATTACACATTGAAACGTGCAGGGTATAAAAACTTTTATGTATATGGTAAAGCATATCCTGAGTATTGGGATAAGCAAGATATTACACAAATTAAACACACAGGCTTTCATTTACAAATGCCAACAGACATTAAAGGCTTTGATGCATTTGTTGACTACTCTAGTAAGCCACAATACATCACAAGTAATTATGTAAATGAAAATGGTATATTTGTAATGGCGGCTGAAAAGAAAGTAGACAACTTAGACTTTAGCAAGTATCTTTGGAACAACATTACAATTAAATTTCCTAGTCCAAGAGACAAGACATTTTTAAATTCAATGAGGTATGCCAGAGAGTGTATAAAGAGCGGAAGTTTAAACGTTTCTGACATGTGGGAAAAAGAATATGATAGAGACGATGCCAAGAATGCGTTCGAAAATAAAGCAAATGGCATAGATAAAGGTAGGACTTATATAAAATGGGCATAGAAGAGATAATAACAATCGATATAACAATTAATACAGTTTTATTTGTAGTAGGTGTAATACTTATTACTTTAACTTTACTACTGATATTAACTAAAGATTTTCCTGCAGGAACTAAAGGTATTACAGATGAATACACTAGTCCATCTGGTAAGAAGAGAACAGCAAAGAAAGAACGAAAGGAGCACATTGTATAATGGCTAAAGTAGAAGGTAGAGATAATTTTGGAGAAGATCCAAAGTTTTTTATAGGTGTTGAAGTAGAGAAAACTCCTTTGCATGGAAGAAAAACATTGTTTGTTATTGGTAGACAGAATCCAAAAGAGATTCTTGCAAGATGTTTGAACAATAAGATTGACCATGTGTATTTAGGTTGTGCTGATTCGTTTCAACCTGGTGATGATAAGGACAGTTGGACTGACTGGGACTTTATTATATCGACTTTATTAAAAGCAGATGTTTGGGTTACACTAGACTTCGACAGCAAGTATGCTAATCATGAATGGTTTCATGACCAAGGCTGGAGTGAAAGCAGAAAGTTTATTCCAATGATTGCTGTAAGATTGCCATACATTGATGCTTTTAATTATAACACAACAGTCAAACTAGATGACAAATCCTTTGAAGGAACCAATACAGGTGTTTGGTGTCATCAATTACATGATTTAAAAGATAGATCCAACTACACCGATTGGTCCGAATACGTTGGAGATGAGGTTATTGAATGAGAGATGCACTCGCTAAATCTATGACAAAGTTCTTCCGTTTTATTGCGGATACTTTCTTTGCCAAGAGGTATGGTCATAGAGCAGTTGTTTTGGAAACTGTAGCAGGAGTACCAGGAATGGTAGCAGGCATGTGGTTACACATGAAAAGTCTGCGTAAAATGAAAACAGGATATGGACCAGACATAAGAGAGTTATTGGCAGAAGCAGAAAATGAAAGAATGCATTTGATGTTCTTTATAGAAATAGCACAACCTAATTGGTTTGAAAGATATCTAGTATTGATTGCACAATTAATTTTTATGATGTTTTATGCAATACTATATGCTATTGATTATAAGACAGCACACAGAATGATTGCATACTTTGAAGAAGAAGCAGTCCGCAGTTACACAGATTATTTGGCACTTGTAGAGAGTGGAGAAGTAGAAAATGTGCCTGCTCCTGAACTAGCAATCAAGTATTACAAAATGAAAAAGACAGCAAAACTAAGTGATTTAATTAAAAAAGTAAGGGCAGATGAGGAACATCACAGTCAAGTAAATCACAAATATGCAGACGGAAAAACGTCATATACCAGAAAAAATGGTTGACATTAACATTAAAAGAGTATAATATAGTATAACATGAAGATAAAACTTGAAGTTGAGATTGATACAAAAGTAGATATGGACGAGATAAACAGTCTAGTTGAAATTGTATCTGATTTTAGAGATAAACTGATAGCACTTCAGGATGATGATTTTGACGAGGACTATGATGATTAATACAATAGTTGGAATTATTTTTACTGTAATTGCATTTGGCTTTGCATATATGACATCTCATATTATTGCTGAACGTAAAGCAGGTAAACATATTCCTTTACCTTGGGAAAAGAAAAGTGATAAGTGACATATTAGAAATATTGATATGGAGTTTATTAATTGTTACATGGGCATCATATGGTATGCATGTAATAAAAGAGTTTATAACACAAAGGTTAAAGTAAGGAAAGTAAGTATATGGAACCAACGATGAAGAAGCCAAGTTTATTTAGAAGAACTGTAATGGGTATGGTAGCAGGCTGGAGACGTGTAATGGATGTTAGATATAATCCACTAAAGTATATTCCAGATCCCAGTCTACAAACATATTTTATGCTTGTACTATTTGTAATATGGAGTATATATTTTGGTGTTGTAGGTGCAAGTTACCTAGGCTGGTTTGGTTATAATATTGTAGCAAGTATTTTTATACATTGTGCTATAATTTTTCCTTTAGCATTTACTAATGCAGTTTTTGTTGATGCAGAAAGAGATGGTCATCAATGGTTAAAAGAATGGAAAGAAGAACATAATGCTTGGAAGATTATTGCAAACAGAATGAAAAAGGAAAATTTCCAATTATGGAATCCAAATAGTCCAGACATGGGTACAGGTAAGTTTGATAAGCAACGAGTACCTTATAGAGATGGAGACAACACATGACACAAGAAGAAAAAGATTTAATTAATGATTGGATTAAAGGTCAATTAGGTTTTGGGAGTTAAAATGACAAATGAAGAACTAAGAGCATTGGCACAAGAAAGTGCAGATGAAGAACGTGAAGCACAACAACGTGCTGAAAGAAATGAATGCGTATGTGGAACTGTAAATTGTTCTACAGAGTACGCATGTCATACAAGTGGATATTAATATGAGAAGTATTTGGGTAACATTTAGCCAAGAAGGTGTGCATTATTATCCAGGAGCAGATACTAATCCTGCAACTGCTACAGGCGATTGGGATGATGTTAGTTTCTTAGGATACAAGCACAGACATATTTTTCACTTTAAGGTGTGGATCGAAGTGTTCCACGATGACCGAGACATAGAATTTATACAGTTCAAGAGATGGTTACAAAGATTGTACAATCAAGATGACGTCCTTGTGCTGAATAATAAAAGTTGTGAGATGATTGCAGATGAACTGTATGAAACAATCACATCTAAATATCCTGATAGATTTATTAGGATAAGTGTAGCCGAAGATAATGAAAACGGTTGCGAAATGGACTACCCTGTTAGGGTATAAACTATATATAGGAGAAAGTAATGAGTAGTGAAATTCATTTACAAATAAAAGCAGAGATGGAAACATATCTGGAAGAGAGTGCAAAGTTCGAAGAGAAAGGTGTTAAAGCATCTGCTACTAGAGCCAGAAAAGCACTAGGTAATCTTGGTAAACTATCCAAGAGTAGACGTGCAGAAATCCAAGATAAGAAAAACAGTATGTAAATATGAAAGTATTTTTAGTTGAATTAGAACCAGTAGAAACTCGATACACCGCTCAGTGGAAACAACATTTGCCTATGCAAATGAAAGATGCTGAGTTAGATGTTGTAGTAATCGAAGGTCCAGAAGATGCACCTCAGGATACTACACCTGGAGCATTCTTAAACTTCAGTGGTACTAACTATTGGAAGAGTGAGCAGTTGAAAACTATTAGCAAGATGATTGCTGATGGTGAAGTTAGCGACGGCGACTATTTCCTTTACACTGATGCCTGGAATCCTACTGTAATTCAACTAAAATACATGGCTGAACTGTTGGGTATAAACATAAAGATTGGTGGCATGTGGCATGCTGGCAGTTATGATCCAGCAGACTTTTTAGGAAGACTGATAGGAGATGCTCCGTGGGTAAGACATGCCGAACGTAGCATGTTTGAAGTATTTGATGACAATTACTTTGCAACTGAATTCCATTTAGACATGTTCTGTAAGGAGTTTGGTTATGAGAAGTTTGATTTAATTAATTCAGGCAAGGCTCACATAGTTGGCTGGCCCATGGAATATCTCAAATCTACATTAGAAGGTTTTGATAGTGTGGCGAAAGAAGATACAATTTTATTCCCACACAGAATTGCTCCTGAGAAACAAGTAGAAATATTTAGAGACTTAGCAGACAGTTTACCTGAATATGAATTTATTGTATGTCAAGAGCAAACACTAACAAAAGAAGAATATCATGCTTTGTTAGGTAAAGCAAAGATTGTGTTTAGTGCTAACACTCAAGAAACACTAGGCATAAGTTGTTATGAAGGAGCATTGGTAGGTGCAACTCCAATGGTTCCAGATAGATTATCTTATACAGAAATGTATGACGCAGACTTTTTATATCCAAGTGATTGGACTATAGACTTTGAATCATATAAGATGAATAAAGATTTAGTTGTTGCACACATAAGAAAAATTATGTCAGAAAGTGACAGAGATTATATAGATAGATTAGCAATTAATTTATCACAGACATTCTTTAGTGGTGATGCACTTTATGATGTCATCAAGAGGAATGAAAATGAATAGTGAAAAAGCAGTTGTAATAACAGGAGCAAGTGGATTTATAGGTTCTAATGTTGCAAAACTATTTGTTGATAGTGGATTTACAGTAATCAATATTGACAAAAAGAAAAGAGAATTAGAAGGTGTAACACAATATCCATTTGAGATTGATAATAAACAAGTTAAAGGTGTAATAGAATTAATTAAGCCTGAGATTGTTATTCATATTGCGGCTAACAATAGTGTTCCTATGAGTGTGCAAGATCCTATGCCCACTTACACAGACAATGTAATGCAAACAATTAGTTTATTAAACACTTGCGTAGAAGCAAAAGTTCCTAACTTTATATTTGCTTCAAGCAGTAGTGTATATGGAACAAGTATAAATGAAGATGGTTCTTTCAAAGAAAGTGATCCTACTTCACCAATCAATCCATATGGTAGAACTAAACAAATTTGTGAAAACATTATAAAAGACTATGCAGAAGTATATGGTTTCAACTATGCTAATTTAAGATTGTTTAATGTTGCAGGTAGTAATGACGGTAGGTTTGGATATCAAAAGAATCCTTTAGTTCATGTACTTCCTATTATAACACAAAAAGCATTGGAAGAAGAGAAGTTCTTAATACACGGAGATGATTATCCTACTCCAGATGGAACTTGCGTCAGAGACTATACTCATGTAAACGATGTTGCTAGAGCATTCTTATCAACAGCATATTGGATGTTGGATCAAGATGACAGTATCACACTTAACATTGGTAACAATGAACCAGTTAGTTTAAAAGAACTGGTTGGTGTAGTAGAAGCAACATTAGGTACTACTATGGACGTTGAAGTAAGTCCAAGCAGAAAAGGTGATATGGTATCAACACATGCAGATATTGAATTTGCTAAAGAACTTTTAGGTTGGGAGCCAACCAACTCTATTCAACAAATTGTTGAAGATGAAATCAAGTGGCAAAAAATCAAAGTAAAACGTAAATAGTTTTACATCTTTCGTAGGAGAAAAAGATGAAATATCAGTTGACATTTGCCAGAAAATCCGGTATAATAATTACATGACGAAACTATATTACACTTGGGAAGATATCAATGGCATGATGGCTGATATCATTCAGCAGATGGCAACACAGATGTTGAGACCACATGTGGTATTAGGTCCAGGTAGAGGTGGATTTCCAATTGGTGTAATGATGAGTCATTACTTTGATATTCCATTTCATGGATTTGAATGGCAGACCAGAGATGGAGCGGTACAGAATTCTAATCAATTACAACAACTTTTGTCTAAATACAATGGTAAAAGAATTGTTATAATCGATGACATAAATGATACAGGCACAACATTAAAAGGCATACATGAAGTAGTTAAAAAAGCAGGTATGGAAGATAATGTAAAGTATGTAACATTATTAGAAAAGATGTCAAGTGACTTTAGTACACAAATTTGTGCCAAAGAATTTGACGAAGAAGAAAGCAAACAATGGATAGTGTTTCCCTACGAGGAATGGTGGAACAATAAAACAGGAGTACACAATGGCGGTTAGTGACGTAATCAGAGAAAGAATTAAAAAAGCAGGTGCTAAGTTTTGGGCTGGTGATAATATCAGTCAATACTTACATGAAGGCGAGAAAGAACAACTCATTGAAGAACTGCAACAAAAGTTCGAAGGAGTATTAGACAGTTTAGTTATTGATAGAGAGAATGATCCTAACAGTAATCAAACTGGCAAACGTCTTGCTAAGATGTATATCAATGAATTGATGTCTGGTAGGTATGATCCTATGCCTAATGCAACTGCATTTCCTAATGAGATAGAAGAAGGCTACAAAGGCATGATTGTTATTAGAAGTGAGATAACAAGTATGTGTTCTCATCATCACCAGACAGTAAAAGGTGTAGCCTACATAGGTGTTATTGCAAGTGATAAATTGATTGGTTTGTCTAAATACACTCGTATAGCACAATGGTGTGCAAGTAGAGGCACATTACAAGAAGAATTGTGTAATGATATTGCTAGAGAGATTAAGAAAGCATGTGAAACTGACCATGTAGGAGTTTACATACAAGCCACACATGGTTGCGTAGAGAATAGAGGCGTAATGGCACATAGCAGTCTTACACAGACAACTGTATTAGAAGGTGCATTTAAAAATGAGGCAAAAGTTCAACAAGAGTTTATGGATAACATTAAACTTCAGCAACAATTTGCCGCAGGTAAAGGATAAACATGATTGAGAAAAGGGCAAAAGCATTCGTAACTAGTAAAGGACTTGTTCCTGTTGACTTGATTGCGTCTGAGATAGGTAAAGGCAAAAACCTTAATGGTTTACAAAGACTCTTTCCTATGTTACTTGAAGAAGATATATTTGAAGCAGTAGAGTTTTATGCAGAGAATACTAGTTTGCCTTTAATTGAAGAAGAAAAAATGCTTACCCTTGCTAATGTAGGTAAGGATAAGAATGATATTATTATAGAAGTAACTAACTTACATCAAGTGATATATTTAAAGTTAGTTGCTGAAGGATATAAATTGTACCCAGAAACAAAAGATTTTGCAAGCCTTATGAACACAGGTTTAAGGGTATGTTGTTTAGAAAATATTATTAGTATTGAAAACAATACTGCAATAACAAACGAGTTGCATAGTTTGGTAAATAATGCTTTATTTGTTGCCTGTCCAGAAGTAAATGAGGACTTGGCAAGAACTAAAGATGATTTAGATTATGCAGAATATATAACAAGAAGGGATAAATGAAGTTAAGATACTCAGAAGCATTTTATAGTGTGCAAGGCGAAGGAAGATGGGTAGGAGTACCTAGTCTTTTCCTAAGAGTCTTCGGCTGTAATTTTGAGTGTGCTGGCTTTGGTCAAGAACGTGGTAAACTAATTCCAGTAGAGGAGATGCCTCACAACACAGATGAGAAAGCAGATCCTAATAACGAATTGGCTTATAAAAGTATAGAAGAACTACCAGTTACACCCATAGGGTGTGATTCAAGTGCTAGTTGGAGCAAGAAGTATAAACACTTGCAGTTGACTAAAACTCCGGAGGAAGTGTTTGAGCATTTAGTATCGCTACTTCCCAACAGCACTTTCGAGGGCAGGCACGGCGAAGACATTCATCTTGTTATTACAGGTGGTGAACCGCTACTGGGGTGGCAACGTGTCTGGCCCTCACTCTTATCATTGTGTAAAGAAAGAGGATTAAGGAACGTAACATTTGAAACTAATGGTTCTAAAGAAGTTACACCTGAGTTAATAAATTATTTTAATAGTCCAGAAGGAGAAGATATACATGTTACTTGGAGTACAAGTCCTAAGTTATCTTTGAGTGGAGAAAAATTAGAAGATACATTGAAGCCTGAATGTTTGACTTCAATGAATCAAGTGTTAAACAGTTATCTGTACAACAAATTCGTAGTTCGAGACATGTTAGACTTTGATGAAGTTGACATGTTTGTACAAGCATACAAAGATGCAAGAGTAATAGTAGACGCAATATATTGTATGCCAGAAGGAGCAACATTTGAACAACAAACATTAACAGAAAAAGATGTTGCTGAAGCATGTATGCAAACAGGCTATAAGTTCAGTCCTAGATTGCATATTAATTTATTTGGAAACGCATGGGGAACTTAGATAAGGAAAACACAATGAGATACTATTGGAAACTCTGGGCAATGAGTTTAGGAGAAAAAGCAACAGAAGATACAACAGAAGCAGATAGGGTAGCAATTATTAGAACTATTGTAGTTCTTGTTAATTTCTTTACTTGCTTCTTTATTATATCTGGAGTATTGAGGCACTGGTAATGAGCAAAGTAATGAAGTTTGTGTTAGGATTAATTGTTGTAGTTGTTGCATTGTTTACTACTATTCCAATAGAAGCAAGTGTAGACTTTGACGGTAAGAAAGTCAGAGTAGCGGCTATACAAAAGATTCAACCATTGAACGATGGTCAATTATTAATTACATTAATAGATGATATTGCTGTCGTTAATGTTGTTGGAGTATGTGATGACTTATCAAAAGCAACAAAGTTCAGTTTTATAATTGAGCGAAGTTTTTATATTAGAAAAGGTAATCAATTTGTATATTGGAACATGGATAGCATGGAACAAAAATGTACTGTAGATAGTTTTTCTAGATTAAGTGTAGACAATGTTGTATGATTAGTTGTGCAGAATGTGGAAAAGTTTTAATAGTAGAAATGGTAAAATATTATACTGCTAATAGAAGGTTTCATTTTTGTGATGCGTATTGCTCTAATGCATGGTACATGAAACATGAAACAAATGGAGATAAGAAAGATGAAAAGAATAATTCCTTTTAAATTACACCCAAGCAGTTGGGGTAAAACTGGTAAGGTCAGACAAATTGCAGAAGCAAATTACAGTTTGTCTGGAATTGAATTGAAGAAAGCATTGGCAAATATTGAACAGGATACGCCTGAAGATAAAGCACTAGCAGAACTTAAAGTTGAGTTTGATGAAGGCATGATTGGTCAGTTAGAATTTGACAGACGTGAAGCAAGTGTACTCAAACAACCTTGGGTAGAAGTTAAAAAGATGCAAGTCAATGAGGAAGATCCTAAGCAAGGTTATATGGAACTTGATTGGAATGATGAGTTCGTTGCCATGTTATCTGCTAAAGGTTACACAGGTGAAAGTGATGAGTCTGTAGTAAATGGTTGGTTCAATGATGTATGCAGAACTGTATTGTTAGATGAACTACAGGATCAAGACTACGGAATGGAATCCAGAGATGATGTAGTTGTAATCAACAATAATGAGAACAATGAAGGATAGTATTGCAACAGCCAAATTGGCTAAAGTAGTTAATGAAGAGATAGCACCTGCTATTGATAACTTCATTTCTAGTTTATCAGATGAGGAGATTTTAGAGTTGTTAAAAAACTTTAAAACAATGCAAATAGATTTAGTCCGTGACTTAAAGAAAGCCGCGGATGCCAGAAGGATAGAAGTCATTACAGGTGATAGTCCTTTTGATACAATCATGGAGGAGGGCATAATGCCTGCAAATAAATGACAATGCAGAAGGTCAATATAAAAGACATAGGTGGATATATAGCCAAAGAGGACGACAGATATGTTGTTAAAGATAATCCTTTTGGCAATACACTAATTTTATCTAGCACTTTCCTACAAGCAGGAAAAGAAACTTCAGGTCACTTTCATAAAGGACAAGAAGAAGTATATTTCTTTGTAGATGGTGTAGGGGAAATGACTATTGATGATAATAGATTTCCTGTTGAAAAGGGTGATGTTGTTTGTATTAATGATGGTGAGTTCCACAAAGTTCATAATACAAGTGACTTCGGATTATATTTTGTTTGCGTATTTGATGGCGCAAGGAGACACTAATGAATTATTTACTTGTAGATGGATTAAACATGTTCATGAGAGCCAAGCACGTTGGTGGCAAAGGTTCAATTGATATGAAGATTGGTATGGCAATGCACATCATGTTTAACAGTATTAACAAGTGTTGGAGAGAGTTTGACGGCAATCATATTGTATTATGTTTAGAAGGTAGAAGTTGGCGTAAAGACTTTTATGCTCCTTACAAAGCGAACAGAAGAGTTGTAATGGATCAAAGAAGTGTTAGAGAGCAAGAAGATGATGAACTTTACTTTGAAGCATATGATGATATGGTTAAGTTCTTTAGTGAAAAGACTAATTGTAGTGTTGTACAATGTGAGAAAGCAGAAGCAGATGATATGATTGCTACTTGGATTCAGCAACATCCTGAAGATAACCATTATATTATTAGTACTGATAGTGACTTCTATCAGTTAATAGCACCCAATGTAACGCAGTACAACGGTACAACTGACCAAGTAGTTACATTAGAAGGCTTTAAAGATTTAAAAACAGGAGAGCCTGTTATAGACAAGAAAACTAAAGAGCCTAAGAAGGCAATAGTTCCTGAGTTTGCATTATTTGAAAAGTGTGTTAGAGGTGATAGTTCAGACAATGTGTTTAGTGCATACCCTGGTGCAAGATTAAAAGGTACTAAAAACAAAACAGGTATATTAGAAGCCTTTGAAGATAGACACACAGGCGGTTATGATTACAATAACTTTATGTTGCAACGATGGGTCGACCATGAAGAAACAGAACACAGAGTAATAGATGACTTTGAAAGAAACAAGATCCTAATTGACCTAACTGAGCAACCTGATGAGATTAAGCAACTATGCATTGAACGTATGAATGAAGGCAAACAGAAAGAAGCAGTTGCTAACATAGGTATACACTTTATGAAGTTCTGTGCTAAATGGGACTTACAAAGAATGAGTGACAATGCTCAAACATATTCTGGAATGTTAAATGGCAGAGCTGGATAAAGATATAGAGAAGATGATGAAAGAAATTAAAAACCCGCAACATGGCAAGAAATGGATATATGAAAGAGCGGATGACAAAGTTTATAAAAGAGAATTCGGTGCTGATCCTAGTACCAGAATATTAATCAATCCTGAGGAGGTAAAAAATGATTAAGTTCAAAGAGCAAGTAAAATTGCAACAGATAAGCGATGATGCTTGGATTGTGAATGATGATACCAAACGTGTTGGTATTCTGCACAAAACTGTTCAAGACAAATTCACTTATGTAGATAAGACTGAGACTATCTTATATGATAGTGAAGCAGAAGTAAAAGAAGCATTTCAAAACAAGTTCTTGTTTAGGAATACAAATAAACTGGATATAAATCAACCAGCAACCTTTTACATTAAAGGTTATGAAGTTGATTACCCAAACCCAGTACCAGTAGATCCTAGTCACAAAGACTATATGGAAGAGATTCCTTTGTTTGCTAAAACAGAAAACAGTGATGTTTACTATGCGGCAGGCTGGTATGCAATTAATTTTGAGAAAGGATGGAAACATGGTAACTGTCCTAAATTGAGTACGTTGATTACATATGGTTATGAAGGTCCATTTAAAACCAAAATAGAACTAAAACAACGACTCAAAGTGTTAAATAAAATAAAGAGACAAGCAAGTAAAGTACATGCAAAATAACGAGCCAAACGATATTGAATTATTTGTTAGACACATTAATCATTTGTTTGATAAAGGTGAGAAACAAGTAACACTTGATGTTGAATACTTACATAGAATTGCAAAACAGTTTGATGTAAACAAAGCACCAAGTACCAATAGAGATTTGGACAAAGAAATATATGTTACAGGCGGACAATTTAAAGATAATGACTAAGATATCTGGAGACAGACTTCCGGAAAGAGTTGCTATAGGTATTAAGTCAACTCAAATGATGTCAAGAGCCACAGGGGGTACTCCTCAGACCAGTGGTGCAGGACAACTAGGTGACTATAAAGAAGGTTGTGGTTACAATAAAATCTTTGAACATAGAGTTATGTGGCAAGAAGGTTTCTATGATGGCAGAGATGAAGACTGGCGTGAAGTAGGAATACCTATGTATGTAATTGAAGCGATAAATATACAGGTTAAAGGAATGTTTGGTTGGCATTTTAATACAGTTGATAATACCAAACAAGCAATTATAACCTTTAGTGATCCAGACGATGCATTCTGGTTCAGACTTAAACACGTTAAACAAGGAAACACATGATAGTAGAAATTTATAGTAAACCACAATGCCCATATTGTGATATGGCAAAAGCATTAGCAGAAAGAGAAGAACACAATTTAACAGTTAAAATGTTAGATGAAGATTTTGATAGAGAAACACTAATGGAAACATTTCCAGGTGCAAGAACTTTCCCACAAATTATTGTAGACGGAAATAAGATTGGTGGCTATCAAGAATTTAAAAAAATAGTAGATGGAGAAAAATGAAAAAGATAGTCTTAGCATTAAGTTTATTTTTACTAACAGTTCCAGCATTTGCGGCTGAGCATGAAGTAAAAATGTTAAACAACGGAGCAGGTGGCATGATGATATTTGAACCTGCTGTATTAAAAGTTTCAGTAGGAGATACTGTGAATTTTGTAGCAACAGATATGGCACATAATTCAGCATCAGTGTTTACTCCTCCAGGAGCGACAGTATGGAATGGTGCAATGAGCAAAGACATTTCAATTACAATAACCGAGCCAGGTGTTTACATATATGAATGTACACCACATGCAATGATGGCAATGGTAGGTGTAATACAAGCAAGTGATGATTTAGACTTTGAAATGTCTCTTGACAGTACTTATGTTGAATTGGCACATGAGTTTGCAAAAACATATCAACAAAAATTTGTTATGAATAACCAGAGGTTGGATGCCTATATACACGAGTTAGAATGAGAGAGTTAGGTATGGTATTAGCAGGATGCGTTGCATTATATTGCTTCTTTGCATTTGTAATATATCCTGATTTAGAGTATAAAGGTTATAAACGTAACAGTAATTGCTCAGGCGAGTGCTATGTAGAGTATGTAAAAAAATACGGAACAGTAGTAGAAATAGAACAACGTAAAAGAGAATTAGCAAACTTAGATGACTTTAGTGGCATCAGAAGTTTATGGGCAGGTTGTGCCGCATGTCATGGATCAGATGGCGGTGGTGGAGTTGGTCCAAAGTTAGCAGGACAGACTGCTGACACAATAATAATGAAACTTACTACATATAAAAACAATGGACGAGTAGGTCCAATGAGTCAGATGATGTGGGGTCAAGCCGCTAATCTATCTCAAGAAGATATAGAAACAATTGGTAAGTTTGTACAAGAAGGATTTCCAAGCAAGTGAATATACAAGAACAACTACAAGATATAATCAAAGACAACAATATTATATTGTTTATGAAAGGTAATCCACATCAACCAAAATGTGGATTCAGCGGCAAAGTAGTAGAAATACTAAAACAATATGAAATTGAATTTAGTTATTTGGATATACTTGAAGATCCAGAAGTAAGAGCAACATTACCTAGTGTAAGTGACTGGCCCACATTCCCACAACTATTCGTTAAAGGCGAGTTGGTAGGTGGTTGCGACATAATTACTGAAATGCATGAGTCAAAAGAACTAAAAGAAGTATTAGAAGGTTAAACATAGTTTTAAAGACCCATTAAAACTAGTTTTTATGATAAATAAGTGTATAGGAGACTATACATGAGCAGACCAAAACCTAAAATACTACTAGAAGCAGTTCACAAGGACACATATAAAGCAGACCAAATATTAGCGGCTGAAGCCATATACTCTGTGTTTTATCAAGGAAAACCAATAAACTTGAGAACACTCAACAAGTTAGTTTCTTATCCAGGACCTAAATATAAAAAAGTGTCATTCAGTAACAGTGGACATGCCTTTAATCTTGCAGAAAAACTGAACAAAACTTTCAATACAGATGAGTTTCAAGTTATTAAATTAACACAAGGTGATGTCATATCAGAAGACCAAATCACCGGAAATGAATAACAGTAGCCTACAGGTAAAAATTACAGAAAGAATGAGAGAGGAGCATACAACTCTTCAACAATATCCTGTACCTGATGTTTGCTACATGTTATTTAAAAACTTTCAATACAGTGATACAACTTGTACAGGTTTACGTTTAACTAAACTTGGCTTTACATTATTAAAAGAACAATACGACATGTATAGATTTCCAATTGCAAAAGAAGGTATGCACAACAACTTACTATTAAAATTACATGAGCATATGAAATGGCCCTATTACTTAGATAGAAAGAATTTAATATTGTTTAGTGAAGAAGATGCTATGTGGTTAAAGTTAGTAGGAAATGATGTCGAAAAATTTGCTAAAGGTTTAGATTAAGGAGTAAATAAAAGCATGTCAGGAATATTATATAATTCAGTGTATCCTTGGAACACAACATCCGAGCCACCAAGTTGTATGGTACCTTTGCCATTTACACCTGACGAAGTTGCTGGTAATTGGAAATATGGCAAAATAAAAATACCTCCCGTAGAAAAACAATTACCACAGTCAATTACTTATACTTTTAATAATGTTGATGAGTTTGTTTTTCCACCAATGAAAGAAAAGCATATCTCTAAAGATGAATATATTTGGTATCAATTTTGTCCTACAGACACCTTAAGTGCCTGGAAATCAAACGAACAAATATTTAAAAAAGAACACAAAAATAGGGTAGATAGAATCAATCTTCCAAAACAATTTAACCTTAAGCCTTGGGAAGATTGGGACGAAAAGAACTTTCAACGTCATTGGAATTACAGAAATTTATATAACATTGACGAATTGTTATACAAAGTTAATCTGCATGGTTTTAGAGCAGATGATTTTCACTCAACAAAGAATTCAAATAGACGTAAAATTATGTTCTTAGGTTGTAGTTTTACATTTGGCATAGGTGCTAGAAATGAAGAGATATGGCCTCATTTGGTTTCAGAAAAGTTTGATGCAGTCAATTGGAATATGGGTGTTGGAGGCAGTTCGCCTAAACTTGCAGTAATGTTAGCAGAACACATGTTCAGAATAGGATATATTCCAGAGTTTGTTTGTGTAAACTGGCCCAGTAGATTCAGAAATGTTTTAGTTAATAGAAGTAAGTTTGAAAAGATGTTAGATTCACACAATGATACAATTAATGAAACAAGCAGTATGAATGAACAAATTAAGAAATGGCAAGCCATTGCAGATGCACAAGGTATGGCAGATTTGTTTTATGCTGAAAGCAAGAATGATGATGGGTTCACATTGCCTGATATTAATCCAACTAAGTTTGATCCTAAGAATTTTAATGATTATCCTAACCATACTTGGTCATATATGCCTTCAGATGGAACAGATAAGGAAAATAAATTACTTAAAGCAGTCAATACTACAGATGCTTTTAAAAGTCAAGAGTACCTAAATGGAACAGAACATGAACTGTTAATGTTCAATGATTTAAGAGCAAAATTAAGATTTATGTGTAAAGCATATGGCGTAAAACTTATTGAAACATTTTGTGATAGCCAATCACATAGGCTTGCATTAGAAGTTCACAAACATGAAGAAGATTGGATAAGCGGAACTCCAGTAGATACAAGTGTTTTTAACTTTGATAGAGCAAGAGACGGCAGTCATTGGGGTCCAGTTACTCATCAAATAGTGGCAAGATTGTTTGCAGAACGCATAGAAAAGCACATATAATCAGTAAAATCGCTTATTTCAAGCAAAAAAAATACCAAAAAAAGTGGAAAAAAGGTTGACTTTACCCTAGAAATCTGTATAATACTATGTATAAGTTAATAAAAAGGTAGGAGATTTTATGAGCACATTCGTAATAGTAAACAAACAAAATGACAGTTTGTTTTCTGAGCCAAGCAGACCATCTTGGAAGGGTACGTCTTACAAGTCCGAAGGGGCGGCTAAGGCTGGTATTACTAGAACTATTAAGTTCTATGAAAAAGCAGTTGCTGATGTTGAGAGAGTAGTTGCTGAAGGTGAGAAAGAATATGCATCAAGAATGTATAATGCTTTCCGTGATGCTACTGATACTGATTTAGGTAGAACTCACTTGGCAGACAGAGATAACTACAGAGTTATGTCTGCAGAAGAGTATGCTTTAATTGAGCCAATGATTACTAAGACTGGTAAAAGTCCTTATAATGGTAAGGAGATTACTGTAACGCAATCGATTAACACACCTCACTACATGGACCCATTGAGTGAGTCATATTACACTAGGTAGGAGCAACTATGAAATTTCACAAACAAGTTAAAATACCTGGTATGACTATGGAGCAGATTGTAGATGCTCTTCGTAACTCAGAGTTAGAAATGAGACCAATGAGGGCTGAATACAGTTTTGAGAAGAAGTTCAAAACTACTAACACAATGTCAGATTTCAATTTACTTATTGAAGATGAGCAAGTTGAAGTTCAGGCTAATGGTGATTACAATGTTTGGAGTTTTGTTCCTTATGTTGCTAGAAACCTTTTAGGTGTTAAGGACAAATACTTAACAATGAGATACACTAAGAGTGATATCGGTTACGAAAGACGTGGCTGGGTTGAGTATGGTCCTAACGGAATGGAAAAGGGCAAGAAATACATTGATGGTAAAACTGGTGAGGAGAAAACTGTATAATGCATACTCAAATCAGTAACAACAAAAGACAGCAGAGACGGGCGGCTAGACAACCTGTCTCTACTTTAACTCATACCACAAGAGAAGTTGCAGAACATTTTCTCAAGTGGAGAGAAAAGTTAAGAGAGACTATGATTGGTCATAACGGAGGGCCCAAAATAAATGAATAATCCTTGGAAAGTAATACAAAAGTTGGAATCAGATAACAGTTCTTTGTTCAAGCAGTCTGTGATTAAAGACAACTTGGATAATGAAGAATTTATTATGGGTGCAAAAATGTGCCTTGATCCGCTTGTTACATTCGGGGTAAAGCAAGTTCCATTTAGTGAAACAGATGGTGAAGGTTTGCCTTGGAAAGAGTTTGAAGAACTTGCTCATGCTTTGCAAACTAGACAACTTACTGGACATGATGCCAGAGATGCCATACAACGTGATTGTGATATGGCTACTAACGAGCAGTGGAACGATTGGTACAGACGTATCCTTATTAAAGATTTGAGATGTGGTACTGGTGCTAAACTTATTAACAAAGTTCAAGCAGATACTATTCCACTATTTGGTTGTATGTTAGCACATGATGGTGCTAAACATCCTAAAAAGATTGCTGGCGAATGTTATGTTGAATACAAATATGATGGTGTTCGTGTAATTGCTATTGTGCAAAATGGTAGTGCTACATTACATTCACGTAACGGAAAACTGTTAGAAAACTTCCCACACATTGAAGAAGCATTGAGCAAGCCTGAGTTTGAAGGACTTGTATTTGATGGTGAGGTAATGAGTGAGGACTTTCAAACACTTATGAAACAAGTGCATAGAAAAGAAGGTGCTCAAACTGAGGATTCATACCTAGCAGTATTTGACATGCTAACATTAGATGAATTCAATGCTGGTGGTACAAGTAAAAATGCTGTTGAAAGGCGTCAAAGAATAGTAAACCTTTCTAACCTATTTACATATAGAATCCAATTAGTTGATGCAACACTCATAGACATGGATTCTGATGAAGGACAAGTAAAGTTTCAGGCAATGAATAAACGTGCATTAGACGAAGGATATGAGGGTCTAATGATAAAGCCTGTGAGTGAAGGATACAAATGTAAACGTTCACATGCTTGGTTGAAGATTAAACCTTTCATTGAAGTTACATTAGAAGTAACTGGCTTTGAAGAAGGCACAGGTAAAAATGAAGGCATGTTAGGTGCTCTCATTGTAGAAGGTACTGATGATGGTAAGTTCTTCCACCTTAATGTTGGTAGTGGACTTACAGATGACATGCGTAAAGATGTCTGGGCAGTTAAAGATGCAGTAATTGGTCAATTGGTAGAGATAAGAGCCGATGCGGCAACACAAAGCCAAGATGCTGATGATGTTTGGAGTTTAAGATTCCCTAGATTTAAAACATTTAGAGGATTCGAATTAGGAGAAAAATTGTAATGTATGATATAAGTGAAAAAGGTGAAAAGCAATTCAAAAGGGTCGAACGACTCATTTGGGGATTGTATATTTTAATACCAGTTATGGTTTTTGTAATATGATTAACTGGGTATTTGGTTGGATTAGTATAGATTATCTTAAGCACAAAGGAGTTATCAAATGAGAGAATTACAAAATGGATATCTAGCAATCATAGTTTTAATTATTTTTACTGTGGTAGCATGTGGAACTAAAGTTGAAAGCAAAAGCATCGACTCTGTTCCTGTGGACTATTTGGATAGTCCTAAAACAGAATGTTATGATGTGGAAAGGTTTTATTTCGACACACCCGGAATAGATCCACATGAAATAAAAACCAAAAAAGAGTGTGAGGAGACAGTCATAGGTTAATGAGAAGGTACGAAAACATAAATGGTGAGAAACCAGTAATAGAAATCAAGGAACATCATGTTCCTGGCAGTAAGCATGTTATTCTCACGTTTAAAAACGGGTATGGTGCCAGCATCATACCTGAGTACGATTATCCACGTTTCGATATTAAAGGTGAAGAAATAGAAAAAAGTATGGACAGGATAATGAATAGAAAAGTTATTCCTGGTTTGTATGAAGTTGCAGTATTTTTTAATGGTGAGTTATGTTATGATACACCTATCACATCAGATGTATTGCGTAGTCAAAATGATCCTGAAGTACAAAATATTGTACAAAAGATACAACGACTAGAAAGAATGGACATTCACTATTTACATCCGGAGGAAGACGATGCCTAATTGGTGTGCAAATGAAGTTAGAATAGAAGGTCCTGTGGACAAAATCTATGACATGGCTATGGCTATGGAACGTGAAGAATTATTAGAACATTTAGTTCCTGTTGAAGGCGACAACTTTGAAAGAACTAGTTCATGGGGTACCAAATGGGATATATCAGATGTACACATGGAACACAATGTTGAAGATGGTGTTATAGAAGCAAGTTTTATGACAGCATGGGGACCACCTGATATGGCATTTGTTACATACTTAGGTAAGAATGATGATGTTACTATTGAAAACTATTTTTATGAACCTGGTATGGCTTTTGCAGGTGTTGATTCAGAATCAGTAGAACTACCTGAAACACCAGATGCAGATGAATGGGAAGATGATGTCTTACTGCAACAATTAGATACTATGTTTGGTATAAGAGATTGTATGTGGGAAAGTGAAACGTTAGAGATTGAAGAGAACGCAGAGTAATGGGACATCCAACTGAAACACAAATATTTAAAGCAATCAAAGATGGTATTGCAGAAGTGTTGGATAATATGCGAAAGCATATGGCAGAGATGGATGAAAAGTTAGAAGAAATTAAAAGGAGACTTGACAATGGAAACGACTGAATATATAATAATGGGATTGTGTATAATCGGAGTTGGTTATACATCTTATAACATTGGATTTAGAGAAGGACTTTCAATGGGTGCTGGACTGATGTGGGAGAAACTTTGGGACATGGGTAAGCCACGTAAAAGAGATTCAAGCATTAGATCCGTAGAATTAACAAGAGATGATGCAAGACAGTAAAACTAAAAGTCTATTAAAAACACTAAGTTGGAGATTGATTGCAACACTCATAACAATGATAATTGCATGGGTAGTTGTTGGAGACATCACAGTAGCATTGAGCATAGGTGCAGTAGATGTTTTAATTAAAATGTTTGCATATTACTTTCACGAAAGAGCATGGACAAAGATATGAGTATAAAATTTAACAATGTAATTCCTTTTCCAAAGAAAAAAGTAGACTTTGAAGTAGACATTACTTTAGATGAAATGCATGATATTATTATGGAAAAGCAAAAGGAACTTGATGACTTAGATGTTAGAATGGCAGACATACTGGATCAAGCAATACAAATTGAAAAAGAATCGCAACGTCTTTTAGACTTAGCAGAGAAAATGCAAAAGGGCAATGAAGACTTTTAAGCAAACAAGTTATAGACCTTTACCAAAGTGTCTTACTATTAAAACCAGCAAGATAGATGGTTTGGGTTTAACTTCAACTGAGTTCATTGAAGCAGGAACGGATTTAGGAGAAACTCACGTGTTGGTTCATAACCAGCATAGGTTAGAATGGGTTAGAACTCCATTGGGTGGATTTATTAATCACTCAGAAAATCCTAACTGCTACATTGATACTAGCAAAGGAGACAGGACTTTGCATACAGTTATTCCTGTCCGCAAAGGTGAAGAACTCACAGTTTATTATAGGTTCAAAGGCTATGATGGAACTGTTGGAGACGACACTGATGTTGAAATACATAACTAAGGAGAAATGTTTATGGTGTAGTAACCTTAAACTATATGAATACATAAGAGAGTAGATAAAACTAACCACCAAGAACAGGGATTCTAGATGACGGAGAAAACATAGATACTTCACTCACTAGCGGTAGTTTCCAAAAGGGGCAGGCAACTGCCCTTTTTTATTATATACGCAGATAAATATACACATGACAGACATAGTACTTCCTACAAAACATTGGAATGATTCAGACTTTCAGTACAATGTATTCGATGATAAAATACTTGTTTTAAACTTTTTAACATTACATGATTACAATGTTAAAGACTTACACAACGGAACTGCAACTTTATACAACAGAATCGTAGAAGCAATACAAGTAGCACAAGTAAAAGACACAAATTCATCATGGCAATATATAGTATTAGATAACTGTATAGAAAGCATGAGTTCTTTTTTCTCACCAAAGTATCCTTATTGTCCAAGTTCAATTGTCACAGAATTAACAGATGAATTTGCCAACGATGGATATAAATTTGTTTGGCTCACAGGTAATGCCAATGCAGAACGCAATCACAAACTGTGGTGCAATTTAAACGGTGTTAATGCTAATGAATCTTGGGTAATCCACAGAGACGTATTGAGTATTATGCAATTAGGTCAGCCAGTGGTAAACAGAGTTGTACTTGAACAGCCAAAATACTTAGCAACCTGTATGAATAGATTCCACAAGAAACATAGAGGTCAAATGTTACAGTCCTTGTATGATAAAAATGCATTTAACCTAGATAGAATCAAAGTCACAATGCCAAACAGAGATGATGATCCTCATACTTTCAATGCATGGAGTGAAGGCTTACAAAAACATTTGCCAATTGATTTAGTAGAAGGTGGCAAGCCAGATGATTTTATTCAATGGGATTGGAAAAAACGTATAGATGACTATAAGAAATTCACAGACTGTTATGCAAACAGTTATATTGATATTGTGTCAGAAACATTTGCGGGAGAATATGAAAAGGATACTTATGATTTTGACAAAGTAAAGTATCCGTTCTTGCAAAACTTTGTAACTGAAAAGACTTGGAGATGTTTTCATTGGAAGAAACCCTTCTTGTTGAATGCAGAACCAAACAGTATAGCAAACTTGCATGCCTTAGGCTTCAAAACATTTGGAGACTTTTGGGACGAAAGTTATGCAGGACTCAGCAAAATGGAAGACAGATGTGATGCTATTGCTGACATAGTTGCAGACATGCTCACATGGGACGAACTCAAATTGAATGCAGTATTTGACAGTCCTGCTATGCAAGAAATATTAGAACACAATTTTAATCAATTGAAAATTCATGCAGGCAAAAACACTTATGAACATGTGTTGCATCAATTGTACACCAAACAAGTAGAAGATGTGCCTTTTGAATTAGATAACAACAGCAAATATCAATCACCTTCATTTGAATCATATGTTTACAATGACCATTTGATTATTGCACCACAAGTACCATTGGAGTTTTACAACAATGATTCATTGGAAGAGATGTATGACATCATAAACATGCTGGGCAAAGGCAAACACATTGTTTTTGACAACAGCAAAGAAGCAATAGAAAAGTTCAATGGACACATCGGTTCACCTTTTCATTTGATGATGTTGGTGGATAAAAGATTCAACACACAAAAATTGATATACATAGATGGTAATGCCAGAGTGCAAACCAACTATGACAATTGGTTGCAACAAACCAACACAGAATCATTCATGGAAGTTCATTACTTGCATGTGTTTGCCAGACTGCACAAACAGTTTCAACCTCAGATAGTAGCAGATTACAGCACACCTATGACTCACACAGCCACATTTTGCAACATGATACCCAAAGAACACAGGGCAGACATGTTGGTTGAATTGTACAATCGAGGCTGGTTGGATCAACCCACAATATATTGGACTTGGCATTTGAGCAAAAGTGACAGCATAGGTTGTGAACAATGGTTTGAAAACACTGAAGGACTGGCAGACATACTGCCAAACAGTGGTCCAGACAAACTGTTACATGCCAGAAACAATGAACAACTGCAATGGAATCCACAACACAACAAACAGTTACACCTGTTTATAGACATATTCAATGACAGTTACTTTGACATCATAGGAGAAAGTCACAGTTTCTATGATTCAGCAAATGGATTTGAAGTGATGTTTCCCACAGAAAAGACTTGGAGAAGCATCAATTATGGCAGACCTTTCGTCATAAATGGACCAAAGTTTTCAATCAAACATTTACAACAGTTGGGATTTGAAACATTCTCAGACTATTGGAGTGAGGATTATGACCAATGGGGTGGCAAAGAACGAACCAAAAGCATAGCAGATTCCATAGCACCTTACTTGAGTGGCAACATAGCATGTTACGAAACATTCAATAGTCCACGTATGAGAGAGATATTGCGTCACAACACTAACAGATTCCATGAATATGTTGAACAACAAACTGTGGAATATCTCATAGACAATGTGTTTTAGCCAAAAATAATGGCAAAAAAAGGTTGACTTTTCAGTCAATTTCCGTATAATAGTACACTTAAATTAAACAAAAGGACCACAACATGGCTACTGATTTGAGAGCAATACCTAGAACTGAAGTAACTCAAACACGATTTGCAGGTGGAAAACAACGTGGTGTGTGCATACAACTAACTGGCATAGAGGATAACACCTTTCAGCATTTGCAGTTCACTAGAGAACAAGCACTGATGGTGGCACAAGAATTGTTGTTGTTTGCCAATGGTATGGAAGTCACTGAAGAAGACAACGTCATAATGGATAACTTATGGCCCAAACCCACAGATTCATAAGAGCATAGTGTAGATAGATTGGCTGTGTCAGTGTGCAATATGCTGACAGAGAGGGGCGGGAGGAGGACTACTTTAGAGCGAAGCGACGCGGCGCGACACCAGACAAATAGGTGCTCATTCCTACGTCCACCATTGCAC